AGCGTACAGTCTCGACCAGCAGGAGTTAGCATACGAAACTATCCTTGAGGAGTATACTCCGAGCGACCTCGCGTTCGTCGTTGTAGACTCCTTCACATCTCGGTTCCGTATGTCAGATGACTTCACGGGCCGCCAAGACCTTCCGGACCGACACACAGTGATGTCGAGGCACTTAGACAAGTTAGACAAGCTAGCCGCGGCGTGTGAGGTCCCGATTATCCTCACGTGTCAGATTAGTGCTAACCCGGACTCTTACGGACCGAATCAGACTATTTATGGTGGTTCGCTGATGCATCATATGGTCAATTACGTGATGTTCATGAAAGGACGACAGGGCGCTCTTACGAACATGGAGATTCGGAACCACCCCGAAGTGTCCAATCAGGAGTTAGACCTACAGATAACTGACGACGGAGTGGGTGAACCTCAATGAGCGATTTCAGGTTCCAAGACGAGTTCGAGGACGACAAACTAAATGTCTATCTGGCAGGTCCGTTGTCAGATTATGAAACTCCCCAGCAGACTCATACTGCTATCATCCAAGCAGCGTCTGAGTATCTTCCTGAAATCAACTTCATTGACCCGATGAAGCTCGAACCGGAGTACGCGTCCGGTTGGGAGATGATACGAAAGGACTTGACGTGTGTTGAAGATGCAGACGCGGTGTTTGCCTATCGTCCTGCTGGTTGCGAGTCATGGGGTACTCAAGCTGAGATACGACACGCGCAAAAAGTAAACACCCCAGTAGTCATCTATAACATGGATGGGAGCGACTTCAACCATTGGATGCATCTGCCTTTCACTGTTGAAGAAGAATTGGAGACCTGCTTCGACGCTCTTGGCGCGCTGGCCCGTATTTACGGGTAGTTCAGCCGGAGTCTTCTTTTTTCATGGGCGAATTCGGCTTCGCTCGCGGCACTAACTTCGCAAAGACTATATATGCGTCCGTATAAGACTAAGACGGAGTAGCTAACTAATGACAGACGAGGATAATTGGGTCGCTGAGACCTTTGGCGAGCGAGTTAAAGAAGTAGACGACGTTACCATCGAAGACGTTGAAGACTGGTATACGGACAAAATCGACCAGTACGGAGACGAGAAGATGGCTCGCGTGGCAGTTCAGGCTGACTTCAACAGCTGGATTAACACGGGCGCCGATGGCAACGTCAAGATGATTACGATTGGCGCGCAGGACGACCCGTTCAACAACGGAGACGTTTTCGTCGGCTACGCGCTATGTATTCCCGAAGACCAGCCGGTGAAGCTGGGAGTGGTCGAGTTCCGTCGTGACACTGTCGATGCTGATTCGATGATGCACCACTTCTACGAACCGTATAACACCATCGCTGGTGACTTTGATATTCAAAACGCTGAGAAGCCTGTTGGGTCCAACGCCTACAAGCTCTCGGCTGTTGAGAATACTACCATCGAGGAGTATGAGGGAGAGAAGTCCCGCGAAGAGTTGAAAGAGATGGTCGATGATTACATCGACACCACGAAAATCTCTGAAATCGGTGACAATCTGTCGCTCACAAACGATTCGGGCTTCGCTGCTGCTTTCGGTGTAGACCTGCGAAAGATTGAGGGTGCTTACGTCCATGAGGTCCGTGTTGGCGAGAACGCGGCCCGGCTCGTGGTGCAGGACGACTCCTTCGTAGATGCGCGCGACCTCGGGAGCGACATTACTGGTGAGGATGGTGACCAGGGGCTGGCAGGCTTTGCTGACCCAGACATCATCGAGTTCGGCGAAGCGTCCTTCGTGGACCTGTTTGGAGCAGTTACTCCTACGCAGGACGGGCAGGTGCTGATGTCCATTTATGGTGTGGACCCGATTCAGGCTACTGAGGCACCTGATACTGGCAATAACGGTGGTAGTAGTGGTAGCAGTTCGTCCGCTTCTGAAGATAACGTGGGCGGCACTGGTGCCGGTGCAGACGAAGAACGTACCATCTGAGGTAACTAATGGCAACAGAAATCACAGACATTGCGCCATCGGCGCAATCAAAAGGTGAAGCTGAGTCGTCAGAGAAACTCTGGCGCGTACTAATCTATGGGAATCCGGGCACCTGTAAGACTCACTTCAGCCTGTCCATGCCGGGACCAGTCATGCATATCGACACTGAGGGGAAAGGTAACGAAATCCTCGATAAGTTCGATAAAGAAGTAGTGTACTGGAACCCCGACAATTACGATGAAGCGTCCCAGGCACTGGCAGAGGCGCTCGACGCTCTTCACGCAATCAAGAACGGTGATGTGGACGGCTTCGAGGAAGGCACGCTCGGGACTATCGTAGTTGACAGCATGGCGGAGATGTGGGACTGGGCTCAGCAGAAGTATGTCTCCATGGCTTACCCCGGTAAGAGTGTGGATGACGTTGAGTTCCAGTCTGCCCTTCAGGGTGGTCGTGACTCTGATTGGAAGGCCATCAAACGGCTCCACAATGACGAGTTCCGCGCTCGAATGGTGCAGTCTCCGTTCCACTTCTGTTGGACAGCTAAGTCTAACGAAGACTTCGGAGCAGTCCTTTCGGGCGATGCTGATGAGCCTCCCATGAAGCCGTCGGGGGAGAAAAATAACATCTACAAGTGTAGTGAGCTCATCCACGTGTTTGAGGGTCCGCAGGGCCGACCTAACGCTAATCTGAAGAAGACCAGTCTTACCAAACTGAAGTTCGGGAAGATGGCGTGGCCCGATTGGCCTAAACTCTCCGATGCCGTAGAGAAGATGTATGCGGCTGAAACGTCTGACGAGGAGATTCATCTAGACAGTCTCGAAAAGGAGTTAGGTGTTGACCTGTTCACAGGTGACCCTGACATCGTTTACAGGGAGAACAATTCATAATGGGCGGTAGTTCGTCCATTCGGCTCCACTCGAAGACCTACAAGCAGCTCAAGGTCATTCAGAAAGACGGAGAGTCTTTGCTGGATACTCTCAATCGGATACTGCCGGAGGATGTCGATGAAATCGAACGTATCGACGAGGACGTGGTTGCAATTCCCACGCCGCCGGAAGTATCACAGAGAGTTAAGAAGATGGCTGGCCAAAATGTCAGTGCAAACGACGTCGTTGCGGAACTAATCGCGGAATACGAAGACGAGGTTAACAACAATGAGTGAAACTCAAGGCACTATCGAGGCGAATAAGAGTCAGATTAACGAGATGATTAACGCGACTGCGGCAGGCTACCATGAGGAGGTGTACTGTAAGATTACGGACGGCCGAGTCCGGTTCCTCGCAGGCACTCCTGGCGGTACTGTAGTCGCTTACACAGACTTCATCGAAGGCGATATCGAGCGAATCGACGGAGAGGCAGAGGCCAAAATCAAAGTCCCCGCGCTTCAGGACTACATCGACCTGGCATCGGAGGGTACTTCGTCTAACCTAGTCCTCGAGTTCATCGGGTCTGAGAACAACCAGCTGGCTGAACAGCTACGAATCTCGGCAGCAGGGAGCCATCGGTTCGAAGTCGGGCTGACGCTGCCTGCATCCAGTTCTGCGATGGATAACGTTCCGACGGACCTGCCGAAGCTGTTCGACGAGGATAACGTCCTGATGAATCAGAAGGAGCAGCGTCCGGTGAACACGCACATCGAGACTTACACTGAGACGCTCAAGAAGATTCTCGACGTGGTCGACCTCCGAGAAGAACTCGAATACTACCCCATCGTGGTTGAAGATGGCCACTTCAAGCTGAACGTCGGAAGTGAGCAGGGTAAGTATGTGAACGCTCAGCTTCAGGGCGATGCAGAAGGTGATGATGTGGACAATCTGTATGGCTCCGGCTTTAAAGAGGTCATCAAGTCCCTCGATGGGCAGATTACGCTCCACGTGGAGCAATCCAGTCCGCTTCTCATCCTCAAAGAGATGAATTACGGAACCGCGAGGCACGTTTTGGGTGCCGCAGAATGACATGAGTTAGGAGCATAGGAGTAATAAGGCTCCTGCTGTTAGTTTGAGTATGCCGGAGTGTAGTTGCTCAAACTGCGGAATTGTTTGCCCGACGTGCGATACCGAGTACAAAAGCCAGGAAGGTATGAGGACCCATCACGCTAAGACCCACGGAGAGTCAATCAGTTGTATAGCTGACGCTCGCGAGGTTGATGTCCCATGCCCATCCTGCGAACGGATGTTCGTCTCCGAGAACGCTGTTAAACAGCACCACGTCCAATCTCATGATGAGTCATTGACGCAAATCGAAGTCGAGTGTATTGTGTGCGGTACCGAAGGTGAAGTGAGTCAATGGTATGCTAAAGAGTACAACTGGACGTGTTCTGATAAGTGTGCTGATAAGGCACGTTCGGAGACGCTACAAGGCCGTGACATTAATTGGATAGATAAAGTCTCCGACGGTCTGAAGCAGTATTACGAAGAACATGACGGTCCGATGAAGGGTCAGACTCATAGCGAGGAGACGAGAGAGAAACTCCGAGAGATTAACGAAGGTCGTGAAGTAACATGGGGCGATAAAATCTCGGAGTCTGTCAAAGAGGCATACGAACGCGGAGACTATGAAGACCGGTCACCGCCTGTTCCCCAGACTATTGAGGTCGAAGAGACTGGCCACGAAGTAAGGTCCGGTTGGGAAGTTGAAGTTGACCTCATACTCCACGAACTCGGCATCGACTACGAATACGAGCCTCAATCTTTCAGTCTTCCAGTCGGAGATTATTGGCCTGACTTCATTGTCGGAGATAAGGTCATCGAGGTCAAAGGTTGGGCTCGGGAGAAATGCGTTACGAAGGCAGAACAGTTCTGTGAGGAGTATAACGAGTACGAGTACATCGTAATTCAAGGAAACGGACCGAGAATGCCATCAGATAAACACATCAGTTGTAGTAGCATAGACGAAGTAAGTAACTGTCACGAAACGCTTAAAAGCGTCTTGGAGTAGTCCTTACAATGAAACTGGGACCGGCTAATCGGACGCTGTTCGGTGAGAGCCCACGCCACGTCGGACTTGTGGGTCCAGAGCGAGGCGAAAACCGGAACCAGTTTCTTACGTTCGACCGAACGAATTTCAATTTGTTCCTTGATGCAAATTACGGGGAACACAATATGTATACCCGAATCTCGTATATCGGAGACGAGGGCGGCTCAATATTAGATGAGGTCTTTCTGGACCTTGATGTTGATAAGCCTGATGACGTTGAAGATTATGCGGCAGAGACCATTCCTGAGATGCGAACTGATAGGATGGTAGCCGACGAGGTCCTTGGCGATGTAGTTGAAGATGCTCGCAAAGCTGCCAGCTACTTAGAAGACCAACAGTGGCCCGCTATTGGAGTCTTTAGCGGGATGGGTATACATATTCACGCACTAACGGAACCGGAGGTACAGCCGGACAGGGAGCTTAAAACGATGGTCAAACAGATAGAGGACCATGCTAATCTCAAAACGCTCGATGAGAAAGGCGCTCGCCAGGGAGATTATAACCGGCTGTGTCGAATCGCAAATTGTCCACGAATCGCTAAAGATGGGCATCAACTCGGACTTTATACGATTCCGCTGACTGTTGAGGAGCTTAAGGACATCACTCCAGAGGAGTTACTCAAATGGTCCACAGAGCCCCGACAGATTCAGACTCCACGCGGTGACCGTCCGCAGATGGAGATAATCGAGGAGTACGAAACGAAATCTGATAGCGGTGTAGTGGATACAGAAGTCCGTGAAGTAGGCGATGTTGATAATGAGGCGTTTGATGGACAATTCGAGGCCTTCCTGAAAGACGCTCTCAAGATGCCGTGTATGTACGAACGGCTCATGACACGGAATCCTGATAATGATGTCCGCTTAAATTGTGCTACGCTATTGTTCAATTGCGGGCTAAAAGTCAAGGACGTCGCTGAAATCTACAAGCGGCTTGGTTGGTTCGACTATGATGCTGACATCACGCGAGAAAAGCTGGAGCATATTTATAGCAAAGGTTATCGGACGATGTCATGCCAATCAGTCCAAGAGAAAGGTTTGTGCGTGAAAGAGAGGGACGAACGTAAGGACTGTGAACATTTCGGCTGGAAAGGAGGCCAGTGTAACTGGCAAGTGTAATACTGAATCCAAGGGCTATAAGTGTTTTCGCTGTAAACAGTGTAATGCGTGGAGCAAAAGACAATTACCATCCGCGAAGACCAAGATGAGTGGATAGACGACAACCACTTGAACTTGTCTTCGTTTGTACGAGACGAACTGGATGAACTAATCGAGAATCGAGACTAATGAGCCAAACTTGTCAACTCGAAAGTTGTATGGAAACCCATACTAACAAAAAGTTCTGTTCATACTCCTGTCGTGGAGAGTTTCAGAGCAATAGCGATGAGTGGCATGAGCAGGTTAAGAGCGGCTTACCCGAAGACCATTCGGCTGGTGAAAATAATCCTCATTACGGTCAAACAGGAGAAGACCATCCTAAAACAGGAACTAAATTAACACTAGAACAAAGACGGAAAGTTGGACCTGCTTCTGGCTCTGACCATTATGCATGGAAAGGTGGACGCGGAATCCCTACAGGGCCACATTGGCATATTCAACGACATATAGTCCTAGAGCGCGATGATGAAAGTTGTGCTGTTTGCGGAGTCGATGCTAATAATGTGCATCATGTTACTCCGCGAAGATTCGTTTACTTTCATCCGTTTATGGACTTCTCGAAAGTTAACCAGACGAAGAATCTGGTAGTATTGTGCGATACTCATCACAAGCGAGCTGATAGAATATCGAACTACTGGGACCAGTACCCAGAGGAAGTTACTGGACTAAACGGAGAGATAAATTATGACAACAGTTGAGGATACCGTGTGGGTGGAGCGCTACAGACCGAATTCGTTAGACCAAGTGATGGGCAACGAGGCTGAGGTAGAACGTCTCAAGTCCTGGACAGATGACCCTGCGATGCCGAACGTTCTGTTCTGGGGGCCGCAGGGCACGGGTAAGACTGCATCAGCAGTCGCCTTCGCTAAGGACAAGTACGGCGACCAGTGGGCGAATCACATGATGCAGCTTAACGCTTCGGACGAGCGTGGTATCGACGTGGTGCGTGACCAGATTAAGAACTTCGCGAGCCAAGGTGGTGTTATGGGCGAACACGACTATAACATCATCCTCCTCGACGAGGTCGACAACATGACGCGCGACGCTCAGCCTGCCATGCGCCGTATCATGGAAGATTTCAGCGACCGAACGCGCTTCTTCCTGATTTGCAACTACCCCAACAAGCTCATCGACCCCATCCAGTCTCGGTGTGCGCCACTTCAGATGAGTCCGCTCGACGAGGACCAAATCATGGAGCTTCTGACTGATGTTGCGGAGCAGGAAGAACTGGAATATGAAGCTGAGCAGCTCGGGACTATCGTAGACCAGTCTGAAGGTGACGCTCGCAAAGCTATCCACACGCTACAGTCGGCGTCTTCTGATGGTGTTGTGGTAGACGAGTTCATCGAAGCGGTCGTGAGTCTGATTGACAAAGACGATGTACGGACGCTCGTCGACGAAGCAGTCAATGAGAATCAGGAAGAAGCTATGGAACTCATCGACACTATGCTTCGAGATGGTATCGACGCCGCGGCTCTTTGCGATGAGCTGATGGACGTGGTCCTCGAACGTGATGACCTTCCTGCTGATAGTCAGTCTTTGTTGGTTGATAAGATAGCTGACTGTGAGTGGCGTATCCTTCATGGGAGTAATCCCGGAACTCAGCTCCGCGCGCTCGTCACAGACATCAGAATGGCACGGCACGTCTCACTGGACCCATATCGAGAGGCTTCCGACGAGCCGGAGATTTAACGATGTCTTCAGCAGTGGACATGGAGGCTGTCGTTCAAGGAGTGTTAGAGTACGACGCTTTAGACGGCATGAAGGGTCCTGCTCAAGTCGATTCCACGGAGCAGCTCACAGACGTCCTTACGGACCTAATACACGCTATTAGTATGCGTGGTGTGAGCCCTGATAAGTGTCAGTTCTATATGCATCCAGTGACGCATAATGAGCTGATGGAAAAGATGGCTGAGGTTAATGCAATGTTGCATCCGAGCGGATTCAAGGGCCGTCCGATTAAGATGAGTCCTGGTATTCCTGAGGATGTAATTCTGTTCATGGCTCCTGATGCAGTCTCATTAGCCGGTAAGGTGTACAATCCGCTAGTGATAGCATACGCGAGGTTAGTCGAAGAACAATGAGTTACGCATGGGAAGACGAGAAAGAGCTAGAAGACGAATCTGATTCAATCTTCAGATTGTCAGCCAGCTCAGTAAAGACACACAAAAACTGTCCGGCTCAGTTCAAGTATTACAAGATTCATGGCCTTGATGGCACTAAGGAAGGCAAAGGATACCTCGAGCTCGGTTCAGCAGTTCACGAGTCAATCGAGAACGTGCTTGGACGAGACCGTTGGCAGTCTCACCCACGTCCGCAGAATCAGCTACGCCAGG